TCCAACGGACTTAGTTCAGGCCTTGTGTAAACTAGCTTCATCAACTTCCGAGGCAGCGTAAAAGTTGTAAAGTGCTGATGAATTACAAAATTTTAAAAATTAAATATTGTGCTGATAATAGCGCTCATGCGATTCTCATCTAACAGAATATTTTTGATAATTTACGACTGAGCCATCTGATTTATATGCTTTTCCATCTCATCGTATAACTGCTTGATGAGTGTCTCACTAAATGCTACGCCGTAGCTTTTGGCCACGACATCCATCGCATAAATTGCATTGCTTACTTCATTAAAAATAACACTTGACCGCTTTTTGTCTTCAGCAGTTCCTAAAATTAAATATATAGATTCTGACATTTTATTCATCTCCTTTCAACAGTGGGTATATGATACCCAAAACACAGACACGTTAAAAGGGGAATATAGTATTAATATCCCTATCTCTATGAATTTATTAGGATGTGCCACGAGTGGTACCGGATCTGATTCTACAAATATCATCGGCTGGTCTACAACCAGCATAACGGTAATGACTTTTAAGTCACACATGACCGATACAACGAATCAAGTTAGGCGTCCGTTCCATGCCATTCTAATCGGCAAGAACTAGACAGTGGGTATATGTAAGTACAATAAACGCTCCCTATCGAACCATTTCTTTCCCTATCGCATTTCCTAACGGCGTGTTTATTTGTGTTGCGAATTTGTGCGGCTATGCAGGCGATAGTACGGACGCCTGTGTTATCTGGAATGACGGACAAACAACCAGTAGCATGGTGCAGTTTCGAATTAATGGCACTTCCGGGAGCTCTCCGAAGTGCATTGCGATAGGTCATTAAACAGTGGGTATCTACTAGTACTCCAGGGGGTAATGCAGTACGCGTATCGATACCGATAGCATATACGCAGTGGTACAAAATAGTAGCGACGGGTGTTGTAAATAGCTCGGATGGAGATTTTAAGCAAACGGTGGCTGTTTTAAAAGATTATAACTGGTCGATGACGTCGTTTGCACTGCGTACATCCGGAAGCGACCGCCCCGCCGCTTTTTGTATCACTATCGGCGTCTAAAAATTAGATGCAAAGCGCAATCCACGAAAAATCGGATTGCGTGAATTGTCCAGAGTCGCCTTTGTTCCAACAAACAAAAGTATTTCTTGAGTTCGGAACGATGCCGAGCCTATCGCACCCATAATCTCGATCACTCGCAAACATCACGAAGCATCCAGTCGAACTTGTTAACGGAAATGTAAATTGTTGGCCGTTTGATGTCAATGTATTTTTTCCCCACTGTATAATTAGGCCGCCGACCAGCGAGCCAAAGCACACATATCCGTTTTGTTCCATCGAGTATTTAACACCCGTTGCGTCAAATACTTTTTTAATCAGCAGTGCAAGCAGGCTGTCCGACGACAATACGTTGACGAGACTGCTCAGTCCCGTGCTGGCTAGTGTGTTGACGATGCCCGTGTTCCAGTCTGTGACCTGGGCGACTTCTGTTTCGGGATGAATCGTGTCATATGCGCTGCTTGTTTTATTCCAGTGATGTAAAATGCCTTTTAAAATGCCCATGTTGTTATCCTCCTTGTTATTCGCTGACTTCAAGCCAAATCGTATGCTCTGCGGTCGGCTCCGTTCCGCCCACATACATATCTTCTGTCGGTACTTCTATCCAGGTGCTGGACCAGGCGTACGGCTTTACGCTGAGGGTGATGCCGTTGTTGATAGCGTCGTATACGCCACCGCTAGTGACCGGATTGGTACTTCCGGACGTGGGCTTGCTGTCAAAGGTGAGTTTATTCTGTTTGGCAGCAATCAACGTTTTGATTTTACTGACTGCGTATTTCAGCCCGTCCGCATCTAAAAATTTAGTTGCCATGACAGCCACCCCCCCTATGCAAAAGCGGTGTCGATTTCAGTCTGGCTAAGCGCCGAGTACGTGACTGTGCTGTCCGAATTTGCCGGCGTGTATCCGAGGGCTGCTGTGACATTAGCAGACGTCAGCGAGATGACGCCGGATGAAACACTGAGATTGCTCCCAATTTTCACACCCCCTAAAACGCTGGAAGTAGCTGTCGGCAATGTGTAGTTACTGAGTCCGGCCAGTTTATTCTTTTCGGCCGTCGTGTAGTCGTTCGTGCTGAGTCCTTTGCCACTTACGATTTTGACGTAGGTCGTCGTAATGGTGTTGCCGTCGCCATCCCGGACGGCCTTGTCGGCGGTGCTGACGGCGTCGTTGATGAGCACGTAGGCCGTGCCGGTCCATCTGTATACGTCGTTGTCGGTGCTCCCAATATCGACATACATGGTGTTGGTCGAGCCTGCGATCACGGTCGTATGCGTGGATTCTTTGTAGAATTTGCCGCCGCTGTAGTAGCCTTCGAGTACTTCACCAATGTCTCCTGGGATGTACTGAGCCGGAATCTTTTTGTCAGATCCGAGCGGGGCAACACCGTTAGCCGCGCCGATGAGTGACGTAGCGATACGTGGCGTACTATCCGTGGAGTGGATGGTAATATTGGCTGACCCGTCGAAAGCTACCCCGTTGATGGTCCGGGCCGTGGCCAGTTTGGTCGCCGTATCGGCCGCGCCGGCGGTTGCCGCCTTGGCACTGATACCGAGATAGGTTTTGGCCGCATCCGTTTTGCTGAGATAGAGGCTGGTCGCGTCGGTTTTGCTCAGCTTCGTGTCATCGGTAATCGTGATGCCGGTCTTGTTGAGTGCGACGCCATTAATCGTAATGCCCTGGGGCACATACTTCCCGTCGTTCGCCGCATCCTGTTTCGTTTTAAAATATTTCAGGCCATCGAGATCTAAGAATTTTGTTGCCATAGTTTCCTCCTAAAAAATCGCATCAATATCCATGTTCAGTATGGTGTCGGCCATAGCGTCTTTTCCTGCCGGACCCTGTGGCCCCATCGGGCCTTGTGGTCCAGTATCGCCTTTCGGCCCTTTGATGTCTACCGGAGCGGGGTTGTCCCGGCCGCCGTCATTGGTCCAAGATAATATGCCGTCATCCGTGATATGCGGCGTATATACGGCCCCTTTGGTCCCGGCTACGCCCATGCCTACCGTCAGGGTATTCCCGGCGCTCAGACGGGCAGACAGCGCAGGGGACCGTGCCGTCAATACAGCCCTTATTTTATCCATACGGCACCTCCCTCCTACGTTGTTGTGACGTCCGGCAGCAGATGGAACTTGCCCGGGCCGATGGTCTGATGCGTCCCGTCTGATAAGGTCAACTGTACATCCCACACATAATCGCCATAAGCAAGTCCCTGGGTCTTTTCGTGCGTCAGATCTACGACGGACCCGTCCATCGTACATTGCAAGACATACTCTGTATCGTCATAGGTACGCTTTACGGAGAAGATACCAGTATATCCCGTGATGGGGGTTCCGTCTGCCTGTACCGGCTGAATGGTAAAAGAATCATCGTCGCCGCGTACATAGTAGATGTCCATGCCTCGTATTTTAAGCATCTCATCACCCCTATTCGACGATTTCGACCCACATGCCACGCTCAGACATAGACGCCGGTTTATTGGCTGTTGATGTGACCATTAAAATGTTTTCATGTGCTGCATCGTCTGTATTATGTGCGACGGTCAAAAATCCATTGGGGTTGATGGTCGCTGACACGTTACCCGTATTGCTCATGGTAAACTGTAACTGAAATTCTTGCTGTACGACCGTGCTTCCGCCTTCGGCTGGCATATAATCTGGATTGTCGTCCGTCATCGCCACATACATGATTTCACCGACATCCGGGTCCGTCGCAAATAGTCCCAGCTCTGATATCTTGAATCCCGTTTTAACCCCACTGTTACTGATAGTCAGCTCCAGCGTTACGGTATTCCCGCTTTGCGTAATTTTATTGATTCCCAGTGTCATCTGTTCATTGATTAGTGCTGTTGCACTGTTCAACGACCCGGTCCGCGTACCGGACCCGATAGCAACACGAGTAAACGTGAGTGTAGTCAGGCCAGCATTGATTTTGGCTTGCAATGTCGCCCCGACATCGGTCATGGTGATTTTATTCCAATTTGCCATGAATGACATCCCTCCTGAATGTGCCGACAGCACCGGCAAAATAAATATCTTTCTGTGCTATCAGCATTTGTTTTAAATCAAATGTAATGCATGTCTGGCGAACAATACTCATATTCGCGCCGAACTTAGCTTCTCCTGTGCATCGCCTGATGAATTGCACATAATCCAGCCATGATCGCGTGTTTTTATACGCATTGATCAACCTTACCATTTTATTGATTAGTGTTGCTCCATCTAATGGAGCCGTTATCAGCGTTACTCGGAAGTGATATGGCTGACCGTCGTATTCAGGCCATTCCTGCACCACAGCTGATTGATACACCGTAGCTACGGCCCGCTGTACAGCATATTTTGTGCCCTTGAATTTATGCAGTAAAAACGATTCTTTGACCTGCTGCCTTTTTACAGATAAGTCTGAATTGTCATCGTATTCGTCGACATGCATCTGCTCCGCCAGATGGTCAATGAGCGCTTCCGGCAGGTCATCAATGGCCGGGTAAATCAGTAACAAATCCGGATTGATGTCGGACAGCGCCATATCGACGACATGGGCCAAATCCGGTACGGGGTCTTTGTTGATGGATTCCGGCAAATGTTCTGCGATTTTGTAATCCGCATCTATCATTCGTCTTCACTCCCTCCTAAGACGACGGATACCGTTTTATCCTGGGCAACTTGTACGCCTGTCAGCACGGTATAGGTCGGCGCCGTGACGATGACGCGTTTTACGCCAACGACAGCCATAACATCGGCAATCAGTCGCGACGGGTTGATGTCCCGGCCAATTTTAGATTTCTGCCACAGCCGATAGTTATTTACGGCTGTCGTTACGGCGTCTTTGACAGTAGATTCCGCCGTGCCGACGTCGGTATAATAGGTCAGGGTAATGTCATAGGATACCGCATCTGGCGCGACGACCGATACGTTATCGGTCAGTGGACGTACTTTATCCGCAGATACTACCGTTTTTACCGCATCCAGTAATTCCTGCTCCGGCAGTGCCCCGCCTGTCATGAGCGGCCGTATTTCAACGGCACCGGCGCTAGGACTGGTTACGGCAACGTCGATGATACCGCTGTTAGCCGACTTCGTCCAATACTCGTAAGCCCCTGTTGGCCCGGCCGTGGAAAAGCGTTCCGGCGCTTCGTGGATGCGTTCTCGATAGTCGTCATCTGACTCTTCGTCGGCGCCGCCTGCGCTGGTCGTCGTATTGACGATGGAAGCCACATAAGCCACTGGATCAACTATGGATTTTATTTCGCCCGGGAGAAACCCATTCCCGACTGTGCCGACAGTTTGGCATGTTGCTTTTACCGTCGTTGTCAGGTTCCCGGCCAGGACGGCCGCATCTTCGTTGGTTGCGAAATAAATACCGCTGTCCGTCGCTACGCGCGTTCCGGCTTTTACGATGGTTTCCTGTTTGCGTTTAGCTGCCAACGTAATCAGCAGCGTTGTCGTTGCGGCCGATGCCGGTATTCGCGTCGTGTCAGAAAAAGCGCCGAGGTTGTCCAGGTTTCCGCCGGACGCATATTTCAGCAGATTCTGTTTGCCGATGTAATTTTGATTATTTACAAGCCGGACAATCGCTTCGGATACGACCAGCAAGAACAGTCGTACCGGGTCGCCCTGGGCTAAGGTCCGGCCGGTTATACTGGTATAGTCGTTAAAGACGGCGGCTTTGATTTTCTCCGCATCGCCGTCTACGAATTCGATGTCCGGTAAATCAGCTAATTTCATTAATTTTCACCGTCACTTTCGGCGTGAGTCGTCCGTTTATATCGCCAGTGAATGTTATTTCCGTAATGCTTACCCTTGGCTCATAGCGCTTGATTTGAGCAAAGATTTCACTCGACAAAATCGCTTCTGCTTGTAGCATGGGCTTATCTACGGCATCCCCAGATATTCCAAACTCCCTATCGAGCGGCACTGAGAATTTTACAGTCCCCAAGATGGTCCGGACGTTCTGCAATATTTCTTCAATTTTTGTTGCTGGCGCAAAATCAATGGTTTTAACGTCTGGCATTACAACATATTCCATGGATACCTCCTATCTAAAGACGGTTAATATCCCGTTAGCAATGCTTCCATAAAGGTTTAATTTTGATTTTTCTTCCTGGTAGTTGCTATCATCGTATTCGACCAGCTTGACGTTTACTTTGGCCCAAATCAATGCCCCAACGGAACTGAAAAATGTGTCCGAAACGGACATGGAGTCCAGACGCCAATAATTTTGACTGACCGGCCGCATCCCGATGATCAGTGGAAATACGGTACCGTTTTCGCACATCTCCTTCATCGTTTCCAGGTCCTTCTTTATCGCAATATTGTGCGATGCTGTAAGGATGAGGTCAAAGGTGATTGTTCGTAATTTCGGCCCGATGAATTCGCTTACCGGCTTATGATAGATAATGTCATGGTCCTGCCAGCGGCTTCCTGCCTCGGTCTGGTAGTTGGCCGGTGTCCTTAGATAATGCGACGATACGATGAATGGCAGACTGCCCATATATCCGATATACATAGCACCTCCTATTCTGGCATGCTCGTTTTACTGCCGCCCGGCGTGACGCCGCCGTGTACGTGCGACACGAGTGATATGCCGTTGACTACCACATCTCCACCGGAAGCGTTAATCTGCAAATCCCCGCCAACATTTATTTTCAGATTTCCTGGCGTGTCGATGACCCGTGTATTGGCATCGGCTCCGCCAGGTGGCGCGTCAGTGCTGCTGAAGAAGGTCCCCAACACGAATCCGTCGCCTACGCCGGCACCCGAAAAGTTCGGCATCTGTATGCAGAGCACTTGGTCCCCGACAGCCGGCATCCAGAAATCTTTCGATTCCGATGAACCGCGTTGAAGGACGAACAAATCGTTCGTTACCTTGTTTCCTTTATCTTCACGGCACACGCGCACGGTTCCGTCTTTCGGAGCCAGTGCACATACGGTTCCGTAAAATATTAGGTTTTCCAGCAGCTTTTTGATGTTAGTATCCATCGAGGCACCTCCTCATTTCCAGACTGAGTACATACCCATTGCCCAGGCTGTGCGTTGCCTTTGTGACGATATATTTCCCATCAAAGGCGCCGAAGTTCATGAACCCAATGACAATGCCGGCCATGAAGTGGAAGTCGCCGTACAGGCTAAAGGATGCCGTGATTTCATCCCGGTTCTGCTCTCGCAATTTTTTCCTGGCCAACTTATTTGCGGCGTCCACTGTGTCGCATTGTTCATTCACTTCCAGCGTCAGCCCCGTTTGCTTACTCGGGGCTTCAAAATAGCCCTCGATGACTTCTTTGTTCTTTCCCTGCTTGTATTTAACGTGGCAGGCCCGATAAATATCACGGGTCTTGGCTTTCATTGAGTAGGAAATGAAATCTGTGAAGTTCAGCGGATTTTCGGGTGATACGTCATCATCGCTCGTCTGCTCTGAAAACGAGGCTGTCCCTGGCCGCCAGAATACAATCAACGGCTCCTGGTTTTCCAACTGGTATTCATCGAGGATGATAATGGTCTTGGTCGATATTTTCAGATCCAGGCCGGCATCATCACATAGCTTTTTTAAAAATTCAAGGTCTGATGCGTCTGACTGCTCGACATGCTCATACGATGGATTGTTCTGGGCCCCCGGCTCATAGTCCAGTGACATGCCATTTCTCCAGGCGATGTCATTGGCGATTTTATAGAGGCTGATATTATCCCAGGATTGATTCTGCTTAATGCCTCGCAATGACGTATCAGCAATGGCATTGACGGCTTTGATTTGTACCGTCGTCGGCATCCCGTTGATTTCGATTTCATCGACTTCAAATTCTCCGACTGGCAGTTCTTTGATGCCCTCGTTGACGCCGTTTTTGTTCAGCGTATAAAGGGTAATGTCCAATTTGGACCCCGGTTCCGGATACCACGTGTCCTGCCACAGCTGCGCACGGTCTTCCAAAGTAACTGTCATATCATCAACCTGCCCAGACAGGTTGTCCGTCACTTCAATGGATAGCAGATACTTCATCATATCTTCGGATATGTCTTTGCTCTCTGTTTCTCCTGCCGGCGTATACAGTATTTGAGCATAGGCCCGGCGGCCGAGGAATGTCCCCGGCGTCAGTTCTTTTTTCCATTCATTTAATTTGGCTTTAATCGTTTCGAGTGACATGGCATCACCGCTTCCATGGTGGCAAAATCTTGGATGACTGGATTACATTGATGTCCGGGACGTCCAATATGATCCCTGCTGGAAAAATAGCCGTGTTTCGGTACGCTTCATTCGCTTCCAGCAGTTCATTCATATAGAGCTCATTGCCGAAAATCTTGTATGCGATGGCATCCCACATGTCGCCCTGGACCGTCGTGTACTTATTCATAGCTCAACCGCCTCCGTCCTGCCGATACCTTGTCCAGCATCTTAGGCAGTTCCCGTTGAAATTGCCGTGCCTGTTCTTCCAGGGCCTGCCGTACCGCACTGGCTACATCACCGCCGCCTTGGACGTTGATTGTCGGCCGGAAGTCCAGTGTGATACTACTGTTGCTGTAAACAGGTGCTTTGGCCGTTCCTGTGCTCATCCGCTGCGGTGTTCTGGGCATGACCCCTAATGCCGCACCGGCCTGCTGCCATAATGAGATAGCCCGTGCCGACCCGTCCAATGGGATAGCCGCTTCTGCCGAGTCTTCGGCAAAGGTCGTCAGGAAGGCACCGCGCTGATAAATACCGCCTTTCGCGTTTTCACTGACATCATCACCGCCGCCGGTAACTTCGCTTATCGTCCGGGTTATGTTTTGTGCTATGTTAATAGCCGTATCAATCGGATGGGATAAGGCATTGACCAGGCTATTCCACTTGTCCATAGCCCAGTCTACGGCATTCCCAATGGCATCCATGACACTACTGGCAAAACTTTGTACTGCCGCTACCGCACTGTCCCAGGCAGAGGATATATAATCTACCAGTGCAGAAATAATACCTTCTATGACACTGGCGGCGGCCGATACAAAACTGGAAATAGCATCCCACACGGCCGATGCGATAGCCAGACAACCATTCCATACCCCGGTGAAGAAGGCACCAAAGGCGGATATGATGTCCATGATGACCGATACGGCCATCGTTGCTACGGTCATGATGCCACTCCAGACGGCTGTGGCAATCGCTACCAGGCCATTCCATACCCCGGTGAAGAAAGCGGCCAGGGCTGAAAACAGGCTCATACCAAAAGATACGATGTTGTTCCAAATCGCAATGACGGCGGCCCGGAACTGTTCGTTTGTATTCCAGAAATAAATAATGGCAGCGACCACGGCGATGATGACGGCCACGATGGCGATAATAGGATTGGCCATGAGAGCCATTGCCAACGCTCTGGCTCCTGTTGCTGCAACACGAAAGGCTGCCCCTAATCCATTCAATCCGGCATGGAAAAGTTTGGATGCCGTTGCGGCCCCGCGCAATACGGTTTCCCCATTCTTGTTTACTATAAAGAACAAGTTAGCCGTCTCTTTGAGCATATTAAAACCGGCTCTGATGGCTAAAATAGACCTGGCGGCCAATAATACCCCGGCAAAGCTGGCGGCCAGGGCAACAATGGTCTGTATCAATACCTGATGTTCTTTGGCCCAATTGGCAAAGGCAACGACGACAGGAACGATATTCTGTAAGATGCTGTTAATGGCTGGTAATAATGCGGATCCGATTTCAATGGCCACGGCTGTAATACTATTTCTAAATAGTGATAATTGATTTGCTGTTGTTCCGCACCGCGCTGCATATTCTGCATCCACAGAACCTCCATATTGCATAGCATTGTTAACTTTATTAAAATTGTCCTGTAGTGCATCTAAGTTAGTCAATAATGGCGCAATTGCCCCAATGGATTCTTTTCCGAACAAATCAGCCAGTACGCTGGCTTGCTGGTCTTTCGGCAAGGCTTGCAATGCGCGAAAAACGTCCATAATGGCGCCTTTAGCGTCGGTTTGCATCCGCTTGGCCATATCTGCCGCATCAAATCCCAACTGCTGAAAGGCAGCGGCTTGACTTTTCGTGGCGCCTTCACCTGCCGTCATACCCAAGATTAGATTCTTGATGCCAGTTGCGGCTACGTCTGACTGCACCCCTGTGGCAACCATGGATGCCCCTAGGGCGGCAATTTCGCCAGAGGCAACCCCGCCGATTTCCCCGAGTGGGCCGATACGAGTCACGACGTCTGCAATCAACGGTGCTGAAGCTGCTGTCGTGTTGCCCAAGTAATTAATCTTATCTGCTAAGGCAACAACTCCGTCTTGATTTAGGTTAAATGCACTTCTCCATTTGGCCATCATGTCCCCGGCCTGGTCAGCTGTAATATCAAAAGCTACGCCCATCTTTACGGCATCTTGGGCGAATTGCATCAAATCCTGACGCGCTATCCCAGCCTGCCCGCCAGCGGCCACGATTTTGGCAATCCCCGAAGCAGCCATCGGCATTTTAGTAGACAAGTCTAAGATATCCTGTCCCATTTCTTTAAATTGCTGTGGAGTGTCAAAATCGACAACCTTTCTAACTTCTGCCATTTCACTTTCAAAATCCATGGCCGCTTTCGTTGCCCCCACTAACGGTGCTGCCAGGACAACCGTTTTCATAGCAGTCCCTGTTAAGTTACTTTTCGCACTGTCAAAGGCCGCCTGTGCTTTTTGTTTCCTGGCCTGGGCATCTAAAATATCTGACCGTCGCTGTGTCAAATCATTGATACGAGCCTGTAGGGCGGCAATCTGACGATAGGACGCTACGCTGACCTGTCCGGTCGCCCGTTGCTCTGCCGATGCCGCCCGCTGTGCATTTCGCATGGCGTCATTGGCCGCTTTGATTTGCGTTTTCAGTTCTTTGGATTCTGCAATGGCCCGCTGCATCGACGAAGCTACAGACCCATCCAGACGGCCCTTGATGGCAATAGCTAATTCCATGACACGACTCATCTTATTGCCCTCCCTTCTTGGCCTTCTCTATTTCTTCTTTTTCCCGGTCGACTTCTTCATTCATAACTTGAATCCAGGCATGAAAATCGCCGATTTGTTGTTCCAGGAACCATCCAATCGGCGTTTTTGTGTACTTGGCAAGCCTCATAGCCGACAATCTTATGTTTTCTACGGCTCCTTGGGCAGTAAAAAATTCTGCGCCTTCAAGCAGGCTGCCATGAAGTCAGGGCCACTCAAGTTGAGGATGTCGTCATACTTCATTTTAGCGGCCGCAGCAGCAACCATAGCCTGGTATTCCATGGATAATGCCGGTACTGTCATAAGTTTGTCTTTCTTTTTAGCCTGGCTCATGCAAGCCAGCAGAGCATAGCCGTTCAGCTTTGCAAAGTCAAAATAGATTTCCGTCTGCCCGTTCGGCAGCGGTTTTGTCAGATGCAGGATGTTATCCTGGTCTACGATTTCAGCGTTGACGAGTTCGTTTTCTTTTTCTTTCATGGGAATCCTCCTAGTTCATACCAATATTGGCGCGAACCTGCTGTAACAGGTCAATACCGTTCACGATGGCTTTATAGCCGTATTTGTCGATTTCACAGAGCGTAGCACCGCCCATTTCAATTTTGAAGTACGTACATTCGATGACGGTTTCACTGTCCGTCTTGGACCCGGCTTTGAATTTGCCAGGGTTGTGGCTCTTGACGCGGCCGCGGACGGCGACGCGGTACTGCTCGTGCTCATAATCATTGGCACCGCTGTCCCAGTTCTGGATGTCCGAGTAGAGTTCCAGTGCCAATGTGCTGCCGCCGACCAGGCGGGAACTCGTTTTCGTCGGCACCTGCCAGGTCATCTTTAATTCCAAGGAATCAAAATGGCCAGCGATGGGCGCTTCGATTTTACCAGCGACGCCGATGCCTTCAATATCTTCTGTCAGCGATTTCAAATCCGGCAATTCGACTTCGTTGACGCCGATTAAATCGTCGGCGCCGTCGATATAAGCCCGCATATCATTGATGACTTCCGGGATTTTATTTACTGCCATTGTTTTCCCTCCTTACGAGAATAATGCTTCAAAATTCGATACATCGTATTCAAAGGTATCTTCGATGTCCTGGGCCGGAACCGGCGGCGTCAATTTAGTGTGAATCCGGAAGATGCCGGCCAGTAAATCAGTTGTCGGGTTTTCATCGGACAGGAATTGTACTTCGGCGCCTAAGAGATAGCCCCGGGCCGTTAATCCATTCAGCCGTACCTGTTCGCTGTCCACCAAGGTCTTAACTAATCGCGGTGTAATCGGCTGGTCCGTCTTTTGCCAGTTGGTCAGGATGAATGTTTGATACTGCCAGTTGAACATACGCCGTACGCAGATGAATGCATCTTTGACGTCTGTCGTACCCGGATAGGCCCCAGTATAGTTGCCCCAGGACTTCCAGCCGCCTGAGAAATTCAAGCCTGTAACGACGCCCTGTGAATTCAGCAAATTAGCCTGTGTCAGATTGAGGCTTACTTCGGTGCCGTCCTTCAAGCACAATCCCGTTACCTGTAACGTCTGATTGGATGGCGACTGATAGGGTACATCATTATTATTGCCATCGGTAACGCCGATAATGCCCATGATATGCGTCGACAAATGGAAAACCATGTCGCCGTTTTTAGCGCACGGCCAGCATACAATCTGGTTGTTTCCCGTGTAGTTGTTGCCGTTCTTCCACATATTGACATCGGCGTATTTTTTGACCTGCTCCGTATTGATGTCTACCAGTGCCATGCACGGGAATAAGCCATCAATCTTAGCGGCTTTAGCTTTCATGACAGCCGCAACCGTAGGCGTTTCCGACCAGCCAGGAGCTGCCAACAGGCCCGGAACCAACCCCGTCTGGAAATAGATATCATCAACGAGTTCCAGCCCTTTATTTTGGCCATCAGTCGACATGCCGCCGATGATGTCGTCCGATTTGACAGCCGTCGGATCCAATTTATCATACGCAACATAGATACTGGACGCAGATGCCAGGGCACCGTCATCCAACAGTGTGATAATCAGCTGGCCGTCATCATCATAAGCTGCGGTATAGTCCGTATCCAAAGTAGCTGCGGACCCGTCTGCACTGGCTTTGACCGTCAGTGTATGCAGTAAAACCGGGTCTATCAGAATGACCTGTTTCTTGGTAACGGTCTTTTCCGTGTCCGAAACGGACACTTTGTGTTTGGACGGATCCAACACATTGACAAAGACAATCGGCTGTACGTTATACAGCTTGAATTCGGTGTACATCGCTTCGCAAAGCGTGTATTTATCCCAATCGTCATGATACCCTAAATTCTGCGTCGCTTCGTTCCAGCTGTAGCAGATGACAGGTTTATTGACATAAGCTGTCGGATCTGCCGTCAAATGGACAGGTGCTGTCCCGAAGACAACCGGCAAGCCTGCATTCGTGGAAATCGTCGCTACAATGGATGTTGCGATTTCACTTGCCTTCACGCCGTGGAAAAATGCCATTTTATTTACCTCCGTGTAATGCCATGGCCCGTTTATACATGATGTTCCTCAACGAGCCCGTGGATTTAATCTCTTTTTGTGCCGCATCCAATTCGCCAGCTGTGACGAATAGATGCTTATATACCGGGTCATCCTTATATTTTTCGGGAATCCCGTCTGCAAAAATCTGATTCGCATGAATTTCTGTGTCTTTGTATGACGGGCCGATATAGATGACCGGCCCCTTATTTTCATCCATTTTATTTGCCTCCCAGCACATCCCAATGCGTTTGATGGGGCTGCGGAATGAATACGTCGAACTCGATGACCCCCAACCACTGCGGAAACGGCTGGTCGTCGGGAATCGTCGTCTTGATATTTCCATCGTCTATATCGATGAACCATTTCTTGGCAATCGGGTTGTTGCCCAATAGCTGATACCGGATGAATTCCAGGAAGTGGAATAACATGTGGGCGCCATAGGTCATATCCTCATCGTAGATGGTGGCATAGATGACGATGGAAACAACAGACTTGTCCCGGTCATCTGTCGTAGCTTCCGGCCGGACCACAACAGCCGGGCACAGCTTCTTTAGGTCGGCCTTGTTGTTGGCCCTGGGCAGGAATCCGGCATATACATGGACGTCCGTATCAACCCGTGAAAAGATATTCTCTGGCCGTCCTTCACAATATTCCTGGTATGCCGCGAATTTCTCCTGCAAAAACGCTGCAATGCCCTGGGCACATTCCAATGGAGTCATTGTCTCACTTCCCTAATCTGTATTCGATTTCATGTTCCAAACGTTCTTCAAATACATCACTGCCCCGGTCCATCATGACGCTCAGGACATCGGGATTGCCAAATAACTGAGGCACTGCCGGCCCATAAATGCCTTTCAGCGGGTATCTGGCTTTCCCTTTTCGTGCCACAAATGCACCGCCCAGGCTAAAGCCACGCGGCACGTGCGTCATTTTCCCCCGTTTTACCGAGACGAAGACGCCGTCCCGCCGCTTCTTGGCCTGGTATTTATGGATTGCCTCGGGCGCCCCTTTGACAAGGATGGTAGCCCCGTCCTCATCAGCCCGGATCTGCGCCTTGGCTTTCAAATCCCCGGCCTTCATGGTATAAATGCTTCGGATTTCCTTCGTTCCGGCCTGTCGTGCCGCTGTGGCTGCCCGCTTCCCGGCCGCTACGGCTGCCCTGGCGATTTCTTTGTCGCTCAGAGTGGACAAGGCATCCATTATTTTTTTATCGCCCTGGATGTCGATTTCTACGCTCATAGGCCCTCCTAGTGATTCTTGTGCAGGGTCATCGTCAGGATACCCATGTCGTCGATGACGTTATCTACCAGGCAGTAATCGCCATCGACAGTAAAGCTTTCTCCTTCCGCTGGGACTTCTCCGTAATCGTCTTTCGCGATATGAATGATGATGACCTGGCCATGGGTTCCCTCGAAGCCGGAATAGATTTCCTGTGTCTGGAACATAGCGTCTTCTTTGGGACTCTGCACGATGCATGTATACTTCTTGCCATTCAGTTCATGCGTCTCGGCGAATTCATCGGCATTGAGAAAAGCCGGAATGTCCGAAGCTACCATTTCTTTGAACGTGCTCATTTTTGGACGGCTGCGGCGGCATCGGCCTGGGGCAGTTCCATCCCCGGTTCGTCTGCCGGCGATTCTTCCGTCTCTGGCTCATTGGCCGGGGCCACTTTGTCCCCAACCAAGGCAACAACTTGTTCATCGGCCCGTTCCATGAGTTTTTCCGCTTCATCGTCCGGCAACTCGAACGAGTCGCCAGTCCGATATAAGTGCTTGCCCATGGAAACGCAGCCGTATGTAACGACTAACTTCATGGTCATCCCTCCTATTTCGCTTTGATGACGGCCCAATCGTCGACGAACTGCGGAGCCAGGACACAACGGCAGTACATGTATAAGCTCAATACCTGCGTATCCTTGTTGCCGTTATAGTACGGCACATACGGTGCAACGAAGGTTTCGTAGGCCGTGCCGGCATCATTGAGCAGGGTGCAGGCGCCGTGGAGCTGACTGCCGCGGCCCGGAATGGCGATGATGGCCGTATCGGGGTCGATGAAATACTGCGATTTCCCGGCATCGTCGGTGTACGTTTCTGCATAGGTATAGACGTCGAGGTTCAGCGATTTGATGCGCCCGACGTGAGTAATCTGCGGGCTGATGATCTGCGGCTGGAAGCCCATGAGGGACAGATTGTCCGCCGTCGGAACCATCATCCATTTCATGATCTGGTCATTGCTCAGCAAATAATCTGCGATATTTTTCCCACAAATCATCATGGTCGGGACGATACCGGCGTCTTCCTGGATGAGTTCCGAAGCGTTCTTGATGTCGCTGTAAATCGTCGCGCCGGCTTTATCCCAGGTTGTCGTCGGCGTGACTTTATGGTCAAAGTCAAACGCAATGGTGTCAATCAACACCGTCTTGCCGTCATCGGCATACCCTTCGATGTCGCATTTACCAGTCTGCAAGATATCCGCCGCCATCTTCGCTTTGCGGTTGATGATTGCGTTCTGCAAATCCACCATATCTTCAGCCTGCTTGATGGCTGCGCGCTGGGCCGGTGTCGTCGTGCTGTAGATGTTTTCGCCGAAGCCGCGTTCCGATAATTCTTCCGGATCTACTACCTTACTCGGCCCCATCATCGGCGGCTGGTAGATAGCGATTTTAGAGCCCGTGTCTTTCAGGCTCGCTCCTTTTGCGCCACGAACGACAAAGGGGGCCAGCTGACGGCCACGCTTGCGGTATTCTACGGCAATCTTGGTCGTAACGGCTGTCGCCGGTACAAGCGGGAAAAAGGTATCAAGCAAAAAAGATGCCGGCGGCGTAATCCGTTCCATTGCCTGCATCAAAGATACAGTATCTCTCAATTCAATAGCCATGTTCAGTTCCTCCTAGTGTACAGATGTCAAGAAAATACCGGCATTTCGCAATTCTTCTTCATGGGCGTCAACCGTATCTTCGCTGGCGGCAATGAGGTATTCGCGATGGAATCGGCCGGAAACATAGACCGTCGCAACGGTAGCTTTATCATCCACGTCGCAACTCAAAATAGCATTGGCAACAGCGGCTTTAGCCGTAGCCACAGCAGCTGTCCCGGTGACGGTCATCAACGTACCGCGTTTCATGGCCGTTCCAGCCGTTAAGGTGACGTTCTTGAGCAAAATAGGAATTTCCGGCCCGCCGATAAGCTGGTCGTGTTTAATGTCGATGACTTCTCTGATTGCCATTATTTTTCACCTCTCAATCTATTCGCTGCATTGACTACATCTTCAATGTCCTGAGCTTTCTTTACGGCTGCCTGGTCCTGCGGCATTCCTGTTTTCGGCACAGGTGTTACCTGTTCAGATCCGGACTGCATCTGTTCCATAATCATGGTGCGTACGCTTGCCAATGCCTGGTCACTCGGCGACTGTACGCCGGCGACGGCTTCGATATAGGGAGCTACATCATCCGCTGTCCGACCGTCGCTGATAGCCCGGTCAATCATGGCATCGGTGTATACGTTCCCGTTTTTCAGTGCCTTCAATTCAGCAATTCGCTTCGATTCATCCGCATCCTTGTTCGCGTTCTGCGGGTTCAAACCCAATAAGGCTGCCAGTTTGCTGGCTAAGGTTTTATCATCCATGTTTTTTTCTCCTTTGTTGATGATCTTTTCAAGCTGTGCCCGATTCTTCATGTGACACGGGCAGGAAATATTATTGACAATCAGCATATTGTCATTCAGGCTGGCCGTGACCTGATAGTCTTCGTCGATGGCGTCGATGAAACCGTTTTCCAGGGCCTGGTCGGCCGTCATCCACGTTTCATCGTCCATCATATGTGCCAATTCATCCGTTGTCTTATGGCATCGTTCCGCATAGACGTTCAAAATCGTTTCTTTCGTCGATGCCAATGCTTTCTGTAATTTGGTCAGGCCCTGTTCATCATAGCCGCCGATGAGAAAGGATGCCGGGTTGTGAATCATGTACAGTGCATTCCGCGGCATTTCGACGCTGTCGCCAGCACAAGCGATAATAGTGGCTGCACTGGCACACATCCCGTCGATATGCATGGTCTTCTTGCCGCTGTAGCCTTTGAGCATCGTATAAATGGCCTGGGCCGCGAATACGTCGCCACCGGGACTGTTGATACGTACTGTCAGATTCTTGCCGCCACATTCTTTCAAATCGTCGTTGAACTGGCGCGGCGTAACGTCATCGTCGTACCATGACTGCGATGCGATGGCGCCATACAGCAGTAGTTCTGCATTGTCATCGCCCGCTTCATTGACGAAACGCCAAAATCTTTTACTCTTCATGGGTTGTCTCTCCTTTGTCGGCCAGCACTTCCGGGCTTCCGATAGTCAGGCCGTATTTTTCAATCATCTTCTGTTCGTACGCCAGCTGTTCCAGGTTTTCTTCCAGGTCCGTACCTGTCAGTTCGGCCGCTTCTCGTTCTCGCGTGCTCAAGCCGTATGTCGTCCGCAAGGCACTGCCATTGACGTCTTTTACCGGGTCAAGTATCGTCATGGTCGGTCCGTACCAATCGGCGTTGCACCAACATTTCCGAATCAATGGATCCGTGAAGAATCCCGGTGCTTTGACGCGGCCGATGGCAATGGCTTCGGCCAGCCACATTTCATAGACAGGCTGGCAGAAATCGCGGGCGAACCAAATGCGCCGGCGCTTATATTCTTCCCACGCTTGCAGCATGGCGGCACGGGAGGCCGAATAGGATGACGTGAAATGCTTCATCAGGACTTCGTAAGGCTGGCCGATGGCGCTGCCGACCATTTCCAACAGCTTCGTCGTGAAGGCGTCGAACGTTGACATGCTGCGCGACGCATCGACGCTTTTGACATCGACACCACGGGGCAGGGCATTGATGGTTCCAGGCCCTAATGCGTATTCGTCCGGATCGATGACGGGGCCGCCCTGGGGGTCAATGGTCTTGCCGATGAAGTCATTCAGCGTGCCGCCAGATGTCTGGGACTCTGTGAAAAACAGCGAGAAAAAGGACTTGACAATGGCAGCTGTCAGCTCGGCCGTCGTATAACGGCTGACTTGTTTCAGCGTCTCAATGACAGGGGATAAATACGGCGCTCCCCGATATTGTTCCGGCCGCTGGTCATTGCTGGTCTGTATGATGTTTGGCATACCGCAAATGTCGCCCCATGCTTTGACGCGGTTCCAGGTGGCAATCGTCCCTATATCTACCGGGTCGCCAGGTACTTTGTTCGACACCCAATAGGCGGCGACGGCTCCATCCGGGTCGATTTCTACGCCGGATATGATTTTGTTCCCCGGTGTGGGCGCCGTCATTTCGACGGCATACGGCCCGGTAATGCCATAGTAGTCCCGACCATAGGGATTACTTACCCGATTGCCTTCTAAGAGTTGCAGGCGCAAGCTGTACGGCATATCCGCTGTCGGCGGCCGGCGCTTGAACAGGCAAAAGGCATCGCCATCTACGAGATAGCCCGTGTAGTTGATATCCTGCATGTCGTAAAAATTATTGCGCCTCGTCAGATCGCACTGTGTCGAGCTGGCCCACAGGTCAAATTCCTGAGCTACATGGCGTGACCATTCCCGGGACTCATCAGCCGTCATCCCTAACAGCTTGTACTTGGGACGTGGAAACAGATGCAACCCCGCCCCGATGGTGTGCAGTGAACTTGTCATGATAGCCGCTGCCCCGATGGGCGTATTGATGGACTGGTCGGCGCTGCGGTTGCGCAACGTATACAGATTGGCGTTTACGTCTGATTTTGCGGAATATTTTCGCGGATTGTAGGCTTTTAGAATATTGCTTTCGTGCGAAGCCCCGCCGTTTGAATAACCGCTGTTCTGGATTGTCGGCGTCCGCGCCTTTTGTCGTGACCGTTTATTTCGTTTTGCCATGGTCGGCCCTCCTTAATCGAAAAATACAATGCGCTTCCTGCGCCCTTTCCCTGGCGTTTCGCTGTCGTCCAGCGTCGCCCCGCTGGCAACCAGGTTGTCGATGGCGACGCGGATGCTGGACAAGTCCGCCCTTGTCATGGTCCGGTTCCCGATGGTATACGACTGTCCCATCAAAACAGCCTTCTCGGCTTCTACATACCGGGCCAGTCGTTCATTTTGCAGTTTACTCATGGTGCCTCCTACCAAATGTTCGTCTGTTTGCTGACCCGTCTTTTCCTTGCGGGCTTAGGTGGTTCTTTTCTGACAGCCGCTTCCTGCGCCGGCTGTTTCATGATAGTTTGCAGTTCATCCCATTGCGGATTGACCGACAACATGCATCCCAGGTTGTAGACACGAAGATCCAGAGGTTCGTTTCGGACACCTTTTGTTGGCTGCCATATCTCTCGAATGCTGCCATATCGTCTTATCTTTACCTTTCGTTCAGACATAATTCCTTTGAAGTAGATTTCATCATATCCTCTATTTTGCAAGCCTTCTTGATCTTCATCCAATGGAAAATGCATATATTGTGCTCCTGGTGATTTAATAGCCAGGCGATTCATGACTTGCTGTTTGCCATCGTCGACGCCGAGGATGACCAAAGGAATCTTCGTCCCCGATGCCTTCCCGATTTTGTAGTTCAGCGGAATTCCTGGGCGATTGCTATATCCTTTAATGGCAAACCGCTGTTTAATGAAATTTTTTTCGCAATAGCGATAGACATGACCGGTATAATGGCCGCCAGAGTCGATGAAGGTACGGACGATTTTCAGCCCGGTCCCGTTTTTAAACCGGTACACGTGTTCGAGTATTTTATCTAGTTCACTCCATGTTGATTCCCAATCTGGCTGCCCTAAGATAATTCCCTTGCGAATTCCCCACGACTCTTCACCGGCACCCCAGCCGCATACTTCGTATTCCAGTCGGTTGTCCTGCGTGTCTACGGCTGCTGTCAATAACAGCACGCCATCGGGCAATTCTGCTCCATATGCTTCCCGGCGTCTAAGAAATATTGTTTCATCCTCGAAAGCTCCTTGTTCATGATAACTTTCTCCAAAACGGGTATTAACAACAACCATTTCCCGCTCTGGATTTCCTTTGGCTTCCAGCCACTCCCGCATAATATCATTCCAGCCAATCCAGGGAGAGGTAAAGGCATTAATAAAAAATGAGCGTATCCCATTAAACAATGCTTTAGGGTTTCGGGGCACATACATTTGTTTCGCATTTCTCATTTGTTGTTCTGTAAACTCAAATCCGCAATCAGGGCATCGCCATTTTACGCCATGAACAATTACCTGACGACGCCCGCTTTTATCACGATGTTCCTCCGCATCCGTTATCATATCCAAATAACGAATCAAGTGCCATTCGCCACAATTAGGGCATTGATGCTGCCATTCTTCTTGCGTGCCTGCATTGTACTCAATTTCAATCCGGCTATCTCCCTCTATAGTGGGTGTACTAAACAAGCCCATGACATAATTCCAGAATGTCGTCATACGCTTACTAGCAAGATCCACCGGATCGCCTTCATTTCCAGCTGATTCAGGAAAACGGTCCACTTCATCAGCCAACAGAATCCGTACTGGTCGGCTGGCCAATCCGGCCGGGCTGTTAGCTCCACACATGACCAGTCGGCCGCCTGGGAAGAATTTCGACAGAATCGTGTTGTTTCCATCCCTGGTTTTAGCCGTCTTATCCCCGGCCCGCTTCACGTCGTAGAACAACGAACTCAATACGGGCGTGTCGCGGATCATGGGAGCGATACGTGATTTGGAATAATCCTGGGCCATGTCTACCGTAGGCTGTATCATCATGATGGAAGCCGGGTCCAGGTGGGCAAAGCGGCCGATGACGTTGTTCATGATGTCTGATTTGCCAATCTGCGCCGCCGACTTGACGACGACGCGATGTACGCCGGGTTCTGTGAAGGCATCCATGATGGCCCGTTGATACTCGGCCCGTTCCGTCCGCCATTTGCCCGGCTCTGACGAAACACCGGCCGACAAATAGCGATACGTATCAGCCCATTCGCTGACAGACGTCTTCGGCAGCGGTTTCAAGCCGTGTCGGGAAATATATTGCCACAATTCTTTCGCTGACTTCATGGCTCGTCCTCCTCTTCTACTTCTTCATCGGTGAAGAGATCCGGGCTATATTCACTCAGCTCAGATAGCTTTTCTTCCAATTCTTTCGTCAATCTGGCGTAAATTTCTTCTTTGGTTTTCCCTTCCAGCTGTGGCGCCAGTTTTGTCGGCAGTCCTAACAGCTGCGTCCTCAAGTTAGACAACATTTCCGTCATGACTAATTCGACCGTTTTGGCACTGTATACACGGTGTTCCATTTTAGCCAGGCGCAATTCAGCGATTTCCCGCTTCGTCTTTTCATGCCGGGCCTTTTCGGTCATGTAGTCTATGTCGTCATTGCCGCCGCTTCCTTTGGTGGCATCTTTGTAATTGAGGATGGATTGTACCAAAAAGACGCCGCCACTCTTATCTTTTCCATCGCGAATGACGACGCCTTCCTGGATTAACTGAGAAATTCTAGGAGGGGTTAAGCCGATTGCGTCGGCCAGCGAACGCTGAGTAACCGTGATTTCACGGGCTTTCCCGCGTACTTTCATGACGCCCTCCCTCCTCTCTGACTTAACACTTTGATTGGTTTCTGCGAACGCATGAGCTATATAAATAAATCATACCCCGCTTCACATAAAACCATTTAAAAATATAAATTAAGGGCTGAATTTTACTAAAATCTAGATTTTTTTTGGGCTCGCCTCGGTGAGCGCAAGGCTTTTGTTAACCCCAAAGAACCTAGTCGAAAAAAATCCAGAAATAAAAATTTCCGGACTCATCGAATCAAAAATCTTATTTTCCTCAAGTTGACCAGAAACCTTCGCAAAACCTTTCTGTTTTGTATCCAGCGTCTCCAATGCGCACAGCATACAGGCAAGGTACATCCTGTGCATTGACCCGTGGCGCATGACTGCTGTCCGGGTAGTACAACACCCCGTCTATGTGGACGGGGTGCTGCTCCTTGCGTGTCTATCTATTCTTGAGGGGTGAAAACAATCATGTGCTCTACGCCATTCCCATTGCTTCACATATACACTATACCACAGGTCCAACCTGAACTACCATGAACTAGCATGAACTAATTTTATTTTTTTTGAAGATTTTGTCGAATTCTTCCAGCGCCTGGGCACGCAGTCCGTTTTCCTTTCGTCGAAGCCAGCTGTCTGAACAGATTCCTTCGCAGGCTTTTTCCCAGGTTTCGTGCCACAAATAATGCCGCTTCATTATCGCCTGCATCCGCTCATCGTCCATACATTCGACGAGCTTCTTGAATTCCCACGGGCGGTTTACGGTCTGAAGGTATTCACGTAACATTTTGTCGCGTTTATCCAGAAATCCGATAATCCGGTCTTCCATTGCATTCCGTCCGTTCCCGCCACTGACTCGTGGCTTTTCATAATCAATCGCATTCAATGCCAACAAGTCGTGTTGGATCTGGCTGATTTCTTTCAGCAGCATGTTGGCTTTTTCTTCCGACTCATAGACCAGTTTGAGGTACTCTGTGCTTGTCACGCTACTCCTCCCTTCAATTTCGGTGCCGGCGTTTCCGCTTCAATGTCCAGCGTCATCTGCGCCCGTTTTCCCTGGATGAATAATTCCGCTTCCTTCATGGCGCTTCGCACGGCATTGTCCAGCTCCATCCAAGCTCTAGCATAAATCTTTTCCGTCTTGAATGTAGCGACTAATCCGTCATCACCGTGCATCGCTCCGGCTAATACGTAATTATCGACGCTGTTGTCCCGATTGTATTTAATTACGATGTCTTCAATCTCCCCGTCGCATACCGCGGCAAAGCAGGTATCCACATTGGCCATGACGTGAAAAATATTTTCCATGGCCTTGTATAATTCTGGCCGGGCCAGTTCTTTGCTTTTCAGTACATATTCCCGCGGCACTTCTTTTTCGTTTTCGATGTATCCGATTCGGACAACATTACTGCTCACGTGAATCTTATTGATGATCATAACTTCACCTTGCTTTCGATGAATGTAATGTGTACCTTGAATCCGCAGATAGTCGCAATCTCCATTCGCCTCGCCTACTTTCCGAAAATCTTTTCCGACACTTCGTTCATGTCAATATCTTTCTCTATATGCTTCTTCGGTCGTCCTGCATGCTTCTTGGGCTTCACTGTCGTTTCCAGATTGTCCACGATGCGGCCGCCCGTCAAAATGTCCAGAACTTTTTTCACGGATTCGTCGTCCCCGGTAATGCTGATATGCACTTCCATCGTCTCACCTCCTATTCCTTGCGCGCGCCTGCATCCCCGTAAATGGTTCGTAAGTAGGCAACGCACTTCGTTCGTATTTCTGCCGCCCTGGCCCCGTGATGGCGTTCGTAATGGCATCGCTCACAAAGCGTGACGGTTTTGTTGATTTCGTCTGATTTATAAATCCCGCACGGCTCATGGTGCATCTTTTCCCCGTCGTCGATGTAGCTCCCACAGACGATGCACTTATACCCGTCTCTTTCATGTACGCTGTCGTTGAGCCGTTTTAGTTTGACTCCCCGGAGGCGTACCCTTTTTGTTTTTGCAATATACGTCGCTATCCCTCCTCGTCATTTTTACCGTGATGTGCCAGCCCGTCAATTCATTGAACGTACTGCTGGCTTCGATGAATTCATAGCCAGGATATAATTTCTCCCATACGTCCCGGCAGTCGGTCTGCCCGGCCAGTTCTTCCAGCTTGCGATGCGTAAAAGCCCAGTCCGTTTTCGTGACCTTTGGGTTTTCCAGATTCCGTGAACAAATATATGTGTTCTCGAACTTCTCTCTATCTCGAGCTTCCTTCATGATGTATTGGCAGAGCCGCTGCATCAATTCTGCATCGTCTATCCGTAACCGGCTGGCATTGCTCAGGCCATTGCCCCAAACGTCTTCCAGCTCATTACGGTCCAGGCCCCCGCTGATGATCAGGTGAAAATGAATATTCGTACCCTTTCGTTCGATGGCTCCCATATACTTTGCCGAGGGAAGTCCCGCTTTTTTACGCCGACGGTTCACGCGCTTGATGAAATTATGGAAGTCTTTCTTGGCATCCTTCACGTTGTCCCGTTTGTGCAGCGTATCATAGGTCAATGTCAAATAAACATCGTCGCCCGTGAAATTCGTTTTTACTTTCTGGCAGAATGTTCGCAATGCCTTCTTTTTGTTTCGGCGTACTTGATCCGGCGAGGACAGGTTGACTTTCTTCTCTCTCATCTTCTTTCCACGTTTCCCCATATCAGGAACTTCAAACAAATCCGTTTCAAAATATCGCTTCCCGCAGAAATATTTCACATTACGAACAAACCCCATGGTCTCACTTCCTTTCCAGGTGGCACTAAATATAACGCCTACTACAAGCCCCAATGGGCCTCAGGCCCATCGCTTCCTTTATCGCAGTTTCACCAGAAGACTCCTTCCTCTTAGATTGGAGATGAATGGCGAGTCTGTGGTATAGTATCAATAGCAGTTAGACTTCTGCGTGAACAAAAAAGTATTTTCAATCAACGGTCTTTGAGCCGTTTTCGGAGGAGC